GCTCCCCAGAGGCGAGGACTTTCAGGAGTTTTTCTTCAATCACCTTGTAGCTGCGAGCCAGAGTCTCCCCCGGTTTATTGTGGTGGACTATGACTGCGTTTTCCTCAAGAACATTGCCGATCTCTACGATGGAGCGTGGAAGGTGGGGTTGACCCGGCGTGACCATGCCGACCGGACAATAACCGCCGGCATCGCCGAAAGCCTGCCCTACAACAACGGGGTAATCATGAGCAATGGTTCCCATACCTTCTTTCAGGAGGCCCAGGAACAGTACCTAGCCATTCCAGACCGGGATGGATGGATGGACGCCCAAGAGGCTGTCAAACGGGCTGCCATGCGAACGTCAGTGAAGATTCAGGAGTTTCCCTGCTCGGTTTACAACTACACCCCTGTTGAACCGGACGAGGATTTGAAAGGCCGGGCAATCCTTCACTACAAAGGCATGCGCAAGCACTGGGCGCTCGAACCCGAGCACATGCACAAGGCGATGTTAGAGGGCGACAGGATAGCGGGGATGGTTACGAAATGGATGGAGAGACAATGAAAGACTTTGAAATTAATAGATGTTGCGCAGAGGCGATGAAATTGGACCCAGCGGTTCACGCCGGGATCTCAGATAACGCATGGGTAAGCGTTGAGATTCAGATTAATGGCGTTTGGATGCCATATGATCCTCTACACGACGACGCACAGGCGATGGCGCTGGTGAAGAAGTTTTGGCTGACGATTTATGGTGATCCAGCAGAGTGGTACGTGGAAAGTTTTGATGATTCAGTATCTGCTAGTGGCTCCGACCTCAACCGTGCCATCTGCAAGTGCGTGGCGAAGATGCACAAGGCCCAAGCTTGATAGTCCGCCGCTTCGTCCTAGAACGCGATCCGCCGATAGACATTCCCGCTGCTGTCAGGGTAATCGTTGACGCCTTCGGTATGTCAGGAGGTGCGTGGGTACTCAACGTCCCACGGGAAACCTTGCGCGGATGGTTGAACGGGCACAAACCGAACTTTGAAGATGGTAGAGCAGTAGTGAAACTTTCTGAGCACTGCCGAAATATAGCCACACAGACAGAACACGCAGCATAGTATTACGAACCAAGCGGGCTCGTCGTAGCTTCGTTTGGCGTATCCAGCCCGCCGAGAGCGGGCTTTTTGTTTAATGGGTTGTATTCGTTACGAATGGCTGACATCGGCGGACAACCTGGAAACCAGAACGCAGCGAAGGGCAGGCGATGGCAGGCCGCTATTGATCGTGCTCTTGAGCGGCGCAGCAAAGCTGATGGCATTGCGGAACTTGATCGGTTGGCGGACAAGTTTCTCGACGAGGTTGAGGCGCAGGGCATCACCGGATTCAAGGAGTTTGGAGATCGCATGGACGGTAAGCCCGCTCAAGCCCTTGAACACTCCGGCCCCGATGGCCAGCCTCTCCCGAACTCAATCAACGTGAAGATCGTCAAGCCCGATGGCTGATGGTGGAACGCTTGAACTCGAACTCCCCGAAAAGCTCCAGGCGCTTTATGAGCCCCATCGCTACAAGGTTGTCTACGGTGGTCGGGGTAAGGGCGGTTCGTGGAACATCGCCCGAGCCCTGCTGATTCAGGGATACGCGACAGTCAAACGTATTCTCTGCACGCGGGAGATTCAACGCACGATTGGCGACAGCGTTCATCAATTGCTGTGCGATCAGATCAAGCTCCTGAAGCTTGACGCTTTCTACAAGATCACCGATTCGGATATTGAAGGGCTGAACGGAACCAAGTTCCTGTTCGCCGGCCTGCGTCAGCTTGACGTAACCAAGCTGAAATCCTTCGAGGGCTGCGATATAGCCTGGGTCGAGGAAGCGGAGTCGATCAGCAAGAAGTCGTGGGAAGTCCTGATCCCGACCATCCGCAGGGATCACTCTGAAATCTGGATCAACTTCAATCCGCAACTGGACAGCGATGAGACGTACGTCCGGTTTATCGAGCATACGCCTCCTGACACAGCCTTGATGGCCGCTAGTTGGAGAGATAACCCGTTCTTTCCCCAAAGGCTCAAGGAAGAACGGCAGACGTTATACGACCGTTGCAAAGCCTCTGGAAGCATGGAGGACTACGAGAACATCTACGAGGGCAAATGTAGAACCTCGGTTGACGGGGCTATTTACGCTTCAGAGATCAGGGAGGCCATCGAGCATAAGCGGATACGTCCGGTTCCCTATGACCCGATGTTGAAGGTTCACACGGTGTGGGACTTGGGCTTCAACGACAAGATGGTAATCCTGTTCGTTCAGAGATTGCTCAATCAGGTGATGGTGATCGACTTCATCGAGGATCATCTGAAGAAATACGACTGGTACGTAACCGAGATCAAGAACAAGAAATACAACCTCGGCAGAGCCTACCTTCCCCACGACGCGGGACATGAGTCTCCGTTACTCGCTCCAACCCCTGTTAAGACTTTGCAAGCTCTTGGCTTGGACGTAGCCGAACCCTTGATCCGTGAGGACATCGAGATCGGCATCAAGCGTGTGCGCCAGATGTTCGGGCGAATCTACTTCGATGATGTGAAGGCCAAGCCTTTAATCGACCATCTGAAGCGTTACCGGAGATCGATTCCGGTGACGACGAACGAACCTCAAAGTCCTTTGCACGACGACCACTCCCATTCGGCTGATGCTCTCAGATACCTCTGCATGTGCGTTGACCAGATGCGGAACGAGGACCGCGACAAGCCTCTCAAGTACGACGACCGGGGGATTGTGTGACGGTAGAGCAAGTATTTGCCTATCAATTGGCTACGCGAGAAACCTACCAGGAGGGGCATAGATACGTATGTCCGCTGGGCGTTGACAGGGCTGTAATGGGCCTGACTAAAGAACAGTGCGTTCGCAGTGCCGTGGTGGAAATAACTGGAAAACCCTGGAATGGATAATTCCATCCTCAACGCGATTGAGAACTACGAATCCAAAGCCACTCAAGGCGGTGAGCTTCAGGATTCCCGCGCTAAAGCTATGGATTACTACCTCGGCAGACCGTTTCAGAACGAGCGAGACGGTCGGTCTCAAGTCGTATCTCGTGACGTGTCGGATTCAATCGAGTGGATCAAGCCCGGACTGCTGAGAATCTTCACATCGGGTGACGATGTTGTGTCCTTCGCTCCCAAAGGCCCGGAGGACATTGAGCAAGCCCAGCAGGAGACGGATTACGTCAATCACGTCATCACGGAAAAGAACAACTGGTTCAACACCGCCTACGTGTGGTTTACAGACGCTCTCTTGCAGAAGAACGGATATGTAAAAACGTTCTGGGACGAACGGGAAGCAGTCGATAAGGAGCATTACAAGGGGTTGACTGATGATCAGTTGAAGATGATCTCGTTAGACCCTGAAGTCGATGTGATCGAGGACGAAGCGTTTCAGGTTATGTACAAGCAGCAGGTTCCGGGCCCGATGGGTCCGATGTTCATCGAAGTCCCGGTAACGCTTCACAACGTCACGGTGCAGAAGAAGAAGATGTACGGCTGTGCGAAGTATCTGCCGATTGCTCCTGAACGGACTTTAGTCTCCGTTCTACATCAGGAAGTTGATCTGGAGCACGCGGACTTTGTAGAGCACTGGGAATACAAGACGCTTTCGGACTTGAGAAGTGAAGGTTTTGAGATACCAGATGACATTGGAGACAACGAAGGCTCATCCCTGTCGGATTTGGAAGAACAGGCCAGAAACAGGTTCAACGAGGACATCCAGGACGATGGAGAGACTAACGACCCGTCGATGAAAAGGGTTAAAGCCAGAGAATGCTGGTTACGGTTCGACGAGGACGGGGACGGAATGGCCGAGCTTCGTCATTGCATGGTTGTAGGTCACACCGTGCTGTTGAACGAAGAAGCTGATTTCATTCCCATAGCCTGTGTTACCCCCCGGATGATGCCGCACCGTCATATTGGTATCTCGACGGCGGATGATTCGATGGACATTCAGTTGATCAAGTCCACCCTTCAGAGGGGATTCCTGGACAACCTCTACTTTGCCATCAACGGAGAAAAAGCAGTCGATAAGAACAAGGTGAATCTCGACGACATGATGACTTCCCGACCCCAGGGGATTAAACGAGTCGATGGAAACCCTCATGACGCAATCATGCAACTGACGAACTCGGGAGACTTTGGAGCTGTTCTACAAGGGATTCAGTACTTCGACATGGTTCGGCAGGAACGAACTGGGTCTAGTAAAAACGCGCAGCAGATCAGCCCAGATTCTCTGGCAAAGCTCCCCTCAGGAGTAGCGATTGCTCAGCTCCAGACTGCTCAACAGGCCATTGTCGAGTTGATAGCTCGGGTGTTTGCAGAGACGGGAGTTAAGAGCCTATTCCGGATGGTTCATGCACTGACGTTGAAGCACTCAACCCAGCAGGACGTTGTAAGACTCAGAAATAAGTGGGTGACGGTCAATCCAAGGGAGTGGAAAACCCGCACCGACATGACGATCTCCGTTGGATTGGGAACGGGTAACGCTGAGCAACGGATGATGATGCTCGAGCGGATACTCGGGATGCAGATGAACATGCTGCCTCTTGGGTTGGCCAATCCCAAGACGATAAGACACACCGCAGCGAAGTTTACCCAGGCTGCCGGCTTTAAGGACGTAGAAGCTTTCTGGCCGGACGCTGAGAAGATCCCGCCTCCGCAGCCTCCTCAACCTGACCCCATCAAGGTTGGGGAACTCAAGGTAAAGGCTTTCGAGGCCGAAACCAACCGTATGGGGGTCATGAAGCAGCAGGAACACCCGATGCTGGAATACAAAAAGGAAATGGACAAAGCGGGGCTTCAGAGACAGACGGATTTGGATAAAGCCCAGATCAGCCGGCAGACGGAGCTTGATAAGGCTCAGATCAACGCGAGTCTTAAGGACCGTGAACTGAAAACCCATGAAAACGAGGCCGACATGAGCAAGGAATCCGTAATACAGGTGCAACTGATGAAGGAATCTGCGGACAAGATTACTGAAGCAACGGGCGTAATGACACAGGCTGCAATGTCGATTGCCGAAGCCGCGCGGATGATGGCTCAGGCAGCCACTTCAGAGGAAGTTCTTGTCCGGGGTAAGGATGGAAAAGCCATTGGCAAGAAACGCGTACCAGCGGGAACATTAAATTGAAAACACTGATTGCACTGATGCTGCTGTCGTTCCCGGCTTTCGGGCAGGCTCCGGTTCAGCCGCAGAGCATTGGGGGCCTGGCAGAATTTGTAGAGTTCGACATTCGGTTTAAGGGTGTTGCTACAGCAACCAACCCCGCGCCAACGGTAAAACTCGCCTCTGCTGTCAAGTTTCCGACACTGGAAGGACAATATTTCCGGCATACCGAACCCTGCTGGAACAAGACTAGCGCATGTCCTGTCGTTGTTTCAGCCACCGTGCAGATATTCGTTCGCCTGCCGTGGATAGGAACTCGAACGAACGTCACCCGTTACCTGTTGTGTGCCGGAACCGAGTGCGCGATGCCCTCGTTCCAACCAATGACTGCAAAGCCGGGTGAAGGATTCCAGTTTGAATATGATCGGGTAAAAGCAGTCTGGAATGGCGTTCCAAGCGTCGTCTCCATGTCTGCTCTGCCCCCTCCACCGCCAGAGACCTGGCTCAAGTGTGCGGTTGAACACGAATTAAACGACTACTGTTATTTTTCAGGGAGGAGAGAAGTGCGTTATGGGACAACGCTCGCTACCGCGCCGACTAAGGTAGCAGAGAATGTGTTCGTATGCAGTAACGCCGGATGGGGTTCAGACCCCGCTCCTGGTAGTACCAAGACCTGCTGGTTTTCTGGTGTGACAACGACTGCTCCGGTGACTCTGCAATGATCAAAATGACAGAGCGCGAGAAGCAGGTACTTGAACTCCTCATCGTCGGACTCCGCGACAAGGACATCGCTCAGAAGCTCGGCGTATCAGATCGGACTGCCCAGCACCGTGCGACCAACGTATTGAACAAGCTCGGGGCTGACACCCGGTTTCAGGCTGGTTTTATTTACGGCCAGAGGACGACGCGCTGATGGCGAACTTTCCGTTCACCTGGTTCAATCTCTCCGACGGAGCAATCGGAGAATTGAACGCGACGATTGACGCTACGCAAACGTCTTTCGCGTCGAAGGCGGGACACGGAATAAAGTTTCCAAGCAGCGATTTCGTATTCAAGATCGAGAATGAGGTCATTCATTGCGCTACACGATCTACGGACACGTTTAGCTCCCTTACCCGAGGATACGACGGGAGCGCGGCTGCTGCTCACTCGGTAAATTCAAGCCTCTTTTTGACCGCTGGACGTTCGCTGTTTCAGAGGATGTACGACAACCTGATCGGACATACGCATCCGAAGGCGGACATCCCGGACTTCAGCCACAACCACGCCCAGGGCGATGTGACCAATCTGGTCTCGGACCTCGCTTCAAAACAGGCAACGAGCGAGAAAGGTGCTGTTAACGGATACGCAAGCCTTGACGGCACGGGCAAGGTGCCCTCAGCGCAGTTACCGGCAGGGGGTTCAGACCCGTTCCTATTCAAGGGCGCCTTGGCTGCGGACGCGGCAACGGGGGCGAATACAACTCCAATCAGTCTATCCGGCTTGGTGTTCACGTTCGTACCTAACGGTCGATACATCATCGACATCATCGGGGCGACGCGAGCCGCGGCGGCTACAACCGGAGGAGGGTTTCATCTGGATACGTCCGTCGCTGTTACGAGACAAGGTATGAGCCACGTAAACCAACTGGCGAACACCGGAACCCTGACAGGCGGCAGCAGCATCGCGGATGACGCCTCCGTTGGTGTTTCATCCGGTCGGCCAAGCATCAACACCGATACACCGGTCAGTGGCACGGGTTATTTGATTGCAGGGGCAAACGGGGGCACGGCCCAGCTCCGCTATCGCTCAGAAGTCGCGGCTGTTTCAACGGTAATGGCTGGCTTCATGATGCGAGTTATGCCGGTGCCGTAATGGCACTCGGAAACGAGCCTTTAGGAACGGACGCTTTAGGGACGCTCATGGCATTTCAGAATCTCGGCTGCGTTAGCGGAAACGTCATTTTCCCGACCCAGGTCTGGCAGGCGGGAGACAAGACGATTGGCCCCGTCGATTTACCAGATCGGTTGCGCGGTGGGCTGGTCTTGATTGATGTATCTCAAGTCACGGACTTGGCTACGGTCATTTCGTTTTCTATCGAAATGTCGTTCGATGCAGGACAGAATTTTTCCCCCCTGTTCACGGTAGGACTGTCTCTGCCTGAATCCGGCTACACGATAGCTGGTGGAGTGCTTGTTGATGGCGGCGGGGTTCCGGTGCGCGTTTACGGTTCGGCGTTCAAATTTCCATTACCGGGCCTGACGACACGGCAGATCAGGGGCGTGGTGTCCCTGAACATCCCGGCTTCGGTTGGCATGACGATCGTGGTGTACTGACATGGCTGCAGCTTTTGACGCAAAACCGACCGCTTACAATTCTTCTGATGGATTGAATCAGGAGGCGATAGGGGCGACCAGCGTCTCTGCTGCGTCTGGATTTACTATCGGCGCTTCGGCAACACTCCTTATCGGACAAATCGCGTTCGGAAATGGCGCAAACGTAGCCGCTCCGACCAACGTCACGATGACGTGGGACGGGGCTTCGATGACGCAGGAGATCATCACCAGCAGCACGTCGATGCCGGACACTGCTACTTCGGCGCAATTCTCAAAAGCCACTCCTGCTACTGGTGCCAAGACGCTCGCCGCAGCCTGGACCACCGCGCAAGACTGCTATCTGTCTGCCGCATCGTTTACCGGGGCGCAAATAGATGTAACAGGAACGACCAGCAACACGCAGGCGACCTCTCTGTCCATTAACACCACGAGCGACGGCGCGACAATCGCTTGTTTTGCGGTTAACGGTTCAACCCCGACAGTCAGTCAGACGAAGATTTGGGCTGAGGCACCGAACAATCCGGGTGGTGGTGGGAGCTACGCTATCGGAGGGTCTGGAACAAACGCGCACGGCTTTACCGGGGCCGGCGGAACCCGGCAGGTGATAACCGGGCTAAAGATCACTGCAACAGCGGGTAGTAGTAGCGTCGTCCCGGTCCTGATGCGTCAATACCGGCAGAGGTGGTCATGAGATTCCTGCGATCAAATACTGCCGTAATCGTAACCGTCGGCCCGTTCTACGACAAAACTGATGGTGTGACGATTGAGAATGCTCTTACGGCTACAAACGAGCGCATTACGCTGACGGCTGACACGGATGCAGGTTCTGCGCCAACCCTTATTCTGGACAACATCACTGGCGCTGCTGCTGCCACCTCTAACGATATTGTGGTAATCACTGGTGGTGACGCCGGGTTTTATCAGATGGAGCTTGCGGCGGCTGATACCAACAGGGTTGGCCGTATGTTCCTGTCGATCACTGACGCTGCGAATCACGTCCCGGTGTTCCATGAGTTTTTCGTACTGCCGCAAGCAATTTATGACTGGCTGACGGGGGTCATAGTACCGCTTCCAGCGAACGTGACCACCTGGCTCGGGACGGCTGCTGCGACTCCGACCGTAGCAGGAGTTCCGGAGGTTGATCTAACCCACGTTGCGGGGGCAACAACGAACGTATCCACCCTTGCAACCAGCGTGCAAACGATTGTAGGTGTAACTGCTGCGGTTATCGCCGATGCGGTTCTCGATGAGGATATGACCGCCCATCAGACTCAGGGGTCACTCGGTCAAGCGATTGGAGACCCGGCGGCGGACACCAATACGATATTCAAAGCGGTTGTTACCGATGCTGCTGGCGCTAACGTCGCGGCTGACATCGTCGCGGTAAAGGCAGAAACCGCCTCGATTCTCACAGACACAGCAGAGATTGGGGCTGCTGGTGCGGGGCTGACCAACATCGGCACTATTGCGACCGTTACCACGCTTACCAACAAGACTGGATTCTCGCTTGCTGCTACCGGACTTGATGCAATCGGTGCCGCTGCAACAGGCGTGCAGGCGATTGTTGATGCGGTGTGGGACGAAGATGTGGACACAGGACACCAGACCGCAGGGACTGCGGGTAAGAAGCTGGACGATGCCGGAGCGGCTGCGGACCCGTGGGCTACGGCGGTTCCTGGAGCCTATGGAGCGGGCACAGCCGGTAGCAGGCTCGGCAAACTGCCTGATGTGACGGCTGGGGCTGCAGGTGGTGTATTCATCGCTGGAGCGAATGCAGCAACCTCGATCACCACAGCACTGACCGCCAACGTCATCGGAAACGTGACCGGGAACCTCTCCGGAAGCGTGGGAAGCGTAACAGGAGCTGTCGGTAGTGTCACCGGAGCGGTTGGCAGTGTGACGGGCGCGGTAGGCTCGGTAACGGGTGCAGTAGGAAGTGTAACCGGGGCTGTGGGTTCGGTAGCCGGAAACGTTGATGGAAACGTGACGGGTACGGTAGCCGGTGTAACGCCTTCAACTGCTGCGCAGGTTGCTGCTGTTCTGACGACAGCTATAACAGAATCCTACCGGGCGAACGGTGCGGCTCCCACGCTTGCACAGTTCATGTCAGAAGTGATCGCTCATCTTGGCGAATCCGCTATTTCAGGGACTACCAAGACCATCAGCAAGCTGGACCACGTAACGGCGGCTGAGACGTTCACGTTGGATGACGCAAGTACTCCAAGCTCGATAACGAGGGCGACTTGATGTGTCTATCTCAACCGTCATCACGCTGGGATACGGGTCTTTCGGGACCGAGAGTTTCGTTATCACGCTCGGGTATGGAACCTCGGGAGTTACCCCAACCCCTGTACCTACGCCTACCCAGGACGTTGGGGCCGGACGGGGACGCGGCGGACGCAAGAAGCGCATCCGTATTCGCTTCAGGATCAACGGAGAAGAAGTCGAGGCCAACTCCCTGGAGGCTGTGCTTGAAATCATCAAAGAGGCCAAGAAGGAAATACCCGACCTCGCCAGAGAGAAAGCGCAGGATATCGTACTGCGTGGCGTCAAGCTTGGCACGGTCAAAAAGGAAGACCGGATCGAGGTTGTCAGTGCGCCGGCAGAAGTTAGGTCGGTTATCGAAGATCGGATAAGGGAAATGGAGCGGTTCTACTGGGCTCGGATTAACTCAGCGATGAAACAACTAGAGGACGAGGAAGAGGACGTATGGATTCTCCTGTAAACCTGCACCTGGAACTGGATCGTGGAGCGAAGGCTGAACACCTGTTGAGGAACGAGCTGTATGTCGAGTGCATGGGGAAAGTTCGCCAGGGTATCTACGAGAAGTTTTCGACCTCCCCCGTTGGAGACAAGGACGGGCAGCACGAACTGCGGTTGATGCTGAAGTGCCTGGACGATGTTGAGGGCAATATTCGTGAAATAGCGATGACGGGAAAGCTTGCAGCAAAGCAGATCGAGGAAGAAAGAACGTTGAAGGAACGGGCCAAATCAGCCATTCACGCATTCAGGAGATAGAACATGGAAATCGCACAGAACAG